AAAAGGCGCTGGCCCAAGAATTTGGGGTTCACAGGAACACGATCCGGCATAGGCTGACTGCGCTTTATGTGGAATTGTCAAACGGCACAAAACTTGTGCAGAAAAGGCATGTGCAAGCCGGGGAAATTAGGGCATGATTTGCGGTAATATGTCGAACTTTGCGAGGGTCCAAAATGGCTAAGAAAAAGGGCAAGCGCGGCTGCTGATTATTTAATCGGCAACGCGATTTAGGGACTAAAAATGCCAGCCGCAGCACGAGGCAGGGGTACAGCGGAAAAACCGTGGCGAGAAGCGTTGCAGCTTGCCGCGAACGATATTGACCCCGTTACCAAAAAAAAGAAATTGCGCCGGATCGCGCAAGCGCTTGTCGACGCCGCCATTGCGGGCGATGTTCAAGCGGCTAAGGAAATCGGCGACCGGCTTGACGGCAAAGTTTCGCAGGCTATCGAAGCGCAGATTGACGCGACGATGGTTGTGATCTCGGGCGTTCCCCGTGCCGGAGATTGATCTAGGCTATCGACCGCGCGCGCAGTTTGTTGACTTCCACAAGCGCCGGGAACGGTGGGCTTGCCTTGTCGCGCATCGCCGCGCGGGCAAAACGGTTGCTTGCGTCGCGGACCTAATCGACGCGGCCCTGCGGTGCGATAAGCCCGCGCCGCGCTTCGCGTACATCGCGCCGTACTATGTGCAGGCCAAGGACGTGGCGTGGGGCTACGTCAAGCGCATGACGCGCGACATACCGGGGACGCAGTTCAACGAGGCGGAACTTCGTTGCGACTTGCCGGGCGATAGGCGCATCCGGCTTTACGGCGCGGACAACGCCGACCGCTTGCGCGGCATATATCTTGACGGCTGCGTGTTAGACGAATTTGCGGACATGCCGCCTAGCGCATGGTCCGAGGTTATCCGCCCCGCGCTTGCCGACCGCAAGGGGTGGGCGGTTTTCATCGGCACGCCAAAGGGCCGCAATTCGTTTTGGGAGCTACACGAGCGGGCCAAGGCGGACCCGGAATGGTATAGCGCGATTTTGCGCGCGTCTGAGACGGGATTGCTAGACCCCGGCGAATTGGACGCGGCACGGGCGGAAATGACGCCCGAGCAATTCGCGCAGGAATTCGAATGCAGCTTCGATGCGGCCATTCTCGGCGCCTACTACGGCAAAGAGATTGCCGACTTGGAGCGCGCGGGGCGGATCGCGGATGTACCGATTGACCCCGCGTTGCCGGTTCATACGGCTTGGGACTTGGGCATTGGCGACGCGACGGCGATTTGGTTTTTCCAAGTCGCGGGCGCCGAGTTGCATGTCGTCGACCACTACGAAGCCCACGGCCACGGCCTAGCGCACTACGCGCAAGTTCTGGCGGGCAAGGCGTACAAGTACGGCACGCATTACGTTCCGCACGACGCCAACGCCCGCGACCTTGGATCGGGCCGCACGCGCGTTGAAACCATGCGCGACCTTATGGGCCGCTGGCCTACGGTGTTGCGCCCGAATGACGTAATGGACGGGATTAACGCGCTCCGCCTGAGCCTGCCCAAGTCCCGATGGGACGCGGCGCGGTGCCGGGCGGGTATCGAAGCGCTTCGCCAGTATCATGCCGAGTTTGACGAGAAGCTAAAGACGTTCAAAGACAAGCCGCGCCACGACTGGACCTCGCACACGGCAGACGCGGCGCGCTACATGGCAATGGCTTGGCGCGAAATGAAGCCCGAGGCGCCGAAGCCGGAAGCTAAGTTCGACTTCATCGGCCAGCCCGACGGCACGATCAAAAGCGGCCTGACGTTCCGCGAAATCATCGCGCGCAAAGAGCGCGCCCGAAACTCTGAGGATTGAAATGGACGCTCTCCCCGTACTCGCGCCGATCCCCGGCCGATCCGTCGCCGTTGCCGCGACCGCTTCCAGCGTCGGCGGCACCATTGATTGCACCGGCTGCGACAAAATCCATGTCGCGAACACGAGCGCGACGCTCTTTGTCGCGGTTCGCGTCGGCACGGGAGCGCAAACCGCCGTGTTGACCACAGATATTGTCATTCTGCCGCTTGGGCAGATCATACTTGCCGCGAATGCCGCGATTACGAACGTTGCCGCCATCGGTTCCGCCGCTGGCCCGACCACGGTTCAGTTTACGCCGTTGACGCGGGGCGCCTAAGTAAATGGCCGCTGAAGAAACCGCGTCGGGCGCCGTATTCGACACGCGCGCCGATGCGGGGCAGGGCGATGCGGGCCTAGTCAAGCTCTGGCTCGACGCCATAGCGCTTGCCGACAGCACCGAGGAAGATTGGCGCAAGCGGGCCAGCGCGGCTATCGACATTTACCGCGACGCGGAAAAAGACCGCAAGGCGCGGCGGTTCAACATTCTGCACACGAACACCGAAACGCTCGCGCCCGCGCTCTACAATTCGACGCCGATCCCGGACGTTCGCCCGCGATACATGGCGGGCAACCCGGTTGACAAGGCGGTCGCGCAAGTTCTCGAGCGCGCGCTTTCGTTCTCGATTGATACCTATGACTTCGACGCGGTTATGCATGCGGCGGTTAAAGATCGCCTCTTGCCGGGCCGCGCCGTGTCGCGCGTGCGGTATGAGCCGAAGTTCGCCGAGGACGGCACGGTTGCTTACGAGGCCGTGACGTGCGAGCCGGTCGAGTGGGCCGACTTCCGCATCGGCCCCGCGCGGGTATGGTCTAAGACGCCCTGGATCGCGTTCCGGCACTATCTGACGCGCGAACAAGTCGTCGCGCTCAATGAGAAAATAGGCGCCACAATCCCGCTCGATAGCGCGGTGGACGGCGCCAAGAAAGACGACGACGACAAGCGCGCGCCCGACGTATTCAAGCGCCTGCAAGTTTGGGAAATCTGGGATAAGGAAGCGCGCGAAGTCCTGTTTATCGCGCCGTCCTACAAGCAAGCGCCGCTGAAGCGCGACCAAGACCCGCTCCAGCTTGAAGGCTTTTTCCCGATCCCGCGTCCGATGCTGGCAATCGAGACGCCGGACACGCAGACGCCGATTGAGCTTTACCGCATCTACAAGGACCAAGCCGAGGAATTGGACCTTGTGACGCGCCGCATCACGGCGCTAACGGCGGTTATGAAGGCGCGTGGCATTTACGCCTCGCCTATGTCGGGCGCGTTCTCGCAGCTTGAGAGCGCCAAAGACGGCGATTTTGTCCCGGCGGACAACGTCGAGCAGTTCATGCAAGGCGGCCTCGACAACGCCGTCTGGCAGTGGCCGATTGAGACGGTTTCGGCGGTCCTTGAGCGCCTCTATCTCGCGCGCGATCAAATCAAAGCGACGATCTTCGAGATTACCGGCGTCGCGGACGTTATGCGCGGGCAGACCGACGCGAACGAAACGCTCGGCGCGCAGCAGCTTAAAGCGCAGTGGGGCTCGCTTCGCCTTCAACGCCAGCAGGGCGACGTTCAACGCTACGCCCGCGACTTGTTGCGCCTGAAGGCTGAGATTATCGCGACGAAGTTTAGCGCGCAAACGCTGTCGATGATTTCCGGTATCCAGGTGACGCCGGAAATGGAGCAGGTTCTGCGCTCCGACTTGATGCGCGCGTATCGCATCGACATCGAAACCGACAGCACGATCCAGGCGGACGTACAAAAGGCGCAGCAGCAGTCCGCGCAGCTTGTGCAGGGCTTGGGAACGTTCTTCCAGTCTATCGGCCCCGCCGTGCAGACCGGCGCCATGCCGCCCACGGTCGCGGTCAAGCTTCTTATGGGCCTCGTTAAGCCCTTCAAGATGGGCAAGCAGACCGAAGACGCGCTGGATCAGTGGGAACAGGAAGTCACGGCGAAAGCCGAGCAGGCCGCGCAACAGCCGCCGCAGGAACCGCCGCCCGACCCCGCCGTGGTCAAGGCGCAAATGGATATGCAGGCGAAACAAGCCGAATTGCAGCAGGCCGGGCAGATTGAGGGCCAGCGCTTGCAAATCGACGCGCAAGACCGCGCGGCAAAGTCGCAGATTGAACAGCAACGCATCGCGCTTGAGGGCCAATTCAAGGGCGCGGAACTCGAATTGCGGGCGCGCGAACTCGGCATCAAAGAGCGCGAACTAACGCTCAAAGAGCGCGACATGGAAACGCGCGCGAGCCTGGAAGTCGCGAAGCTGCAAGACGGGCGCGAGGCACGCGCCGAACAAGCCATCAATGGCGCGCAAGAGCGCGAGGTTAAGGCGGCGGAAGCCAAGGAACCGAAGGAAAGCGCGCCGCAAGTCATTGTGGTTCCCATGCCGCAAGGCGGACAGCGCCGGGTGCGCGTTGAGCGCGGTCCCGATGGGCGCATGACGGGCGCGAGCCTGGAGGAATAATGTCTAAAAGCAATTATCTCGAAAACCAGTTCCTTGCGAACTTGTTCAACAACGCAGCGCTCGGCTATGCGTCGGACACGACGTTTTATGTCGCGCTGCATTCGTCCGATCCGGGCGAAGCGGGGACGCAGGACACGAACGAGATTTCTTATACCGGCTACGCCCGCGTCGGCGTGGCGCGCAACTCTGGCGGGTTCACGGTTTCCGGGGCCACGGTCACGAATACGGCGCAAGTGCAGTTCCCGATTTGCACGGGCGGCACCGCGACGGCCACGCATTTCAGCATCGGGCGCCTTACGTCGGGTGCGGGCGATATCTTCTATAAGGGCGCGCTGAATAGCTCGCTCGCCATTTCCAACAACGTGCAACCGCAGTTCGCCGCGACGGCGCTTTCGATCACGGAGGACTGATAAATGCCCGGCTTTTCGTCGCTCGACGATTTCATCAACGAAGTAACGACCAACGGCAAGCGTCAAATCCTGCCGTTTTATCGCACCATTCTGACGGGTGCGACTTCGGCGGCTGGCGCGTGGCATGAGACTTTCGCAGCGGTCGGCACGGGCGGGACGGGCGCATGGTCCGGTGTCGCTGGCACCGGCACGGCTATGACTAGCTCGACGACGGGCGCGTTGCCGATTAGCCCCACGACGGTTTCGACGGACCTTCGCTATTTGATCGAGGCGAGCGCGCAAGTCGCCGCGACTACGGCGGTCCCCGGTTGGGTCATGTTGACCGACATGCTATACTATTACCCGTCCTGCGTTCTGACGGGCGCGGCAACGACCCTTAGCAACGCGGCGGGCAAACCCGCGCGTCACAATTCGGGCATCGGCGCGGAACTTTCCGCCATTGTGCAGACGGTCAACGGCGCGGCAACGCCGCTGCTGACTTGCTCTTACACGAACACGGTTCCGACCTCGGGCCGCTCCGGTACGCTTGCAAGCACGCTTTCCGCCTCGCCTGTTGGCCGCATGTACGGCGGCACTGGCACGGGCGGCACGCTCACGACGCCGCTCATGGGGCGCGCGGCGGGCGATTTGGGCGTAAACCAGTTGGACAGCTACGCGATCACCTCGGGCGGCACGACGGGGACGGTTACGTTTCTCATTCATCGCCCGATTGCGACGATCCCGCTTATCGCGGCCAACGCGCCGAGCATCAAGAACTACGTCGGCTCGATCATGCCGCAAATCGACGATCTCGCTTGCTTGGGCTTGTTCGTCAACATCGGCGGCGCGTTGCCTGCTTCTCAGGTGTTGCAGGGCGAAATTCAACTGGCCTGGGGCTAACGAATGCCCGT